AATACAACACATACAAGTAAAATTGCAGTTTGCGCTAAACTTAAACAATTAATTGAAACTAAAACTTTAAAAATTTATAGTAAACCATTAATTAGCCAACTTAAGGCATTTGTGGCTAAAGGTATAAAATATGAAGCAAAAACCGGGGAGCATGATGATTTAGTAGCAAGTTTATTACTCAATGTACGGATGATTATGATGTTACAAGATTGGGATCCAAGTATATATGAAAAGATGCATGAGCATGTAACCGAAGAACTTATTTTACCAATGCCAATTTATTTAGGATAATAGAATAAATATAAGAATGAAACCAATTGAAATTATAGCCAACGATTTATTTGACAAAGTACGTAGCAGATTTACCAATTTAAAACTAGGTAATGAGTCTGGTTCTGTGACCGCAGATCCAACACAAGCACGGTTCTTTGAGTTTGATTTTGCCGTAGAAGGCACAAATTTAGGTCGAGTTAGTATTAGTATTAAGGAAACCGGAAATTTAAAAATATATTACAGTCAAGGTATTACAGAAAATGCCGACCCAATTACTCAACACATGTGGTATGACTTTTTAAAAGAAATGCGTTTTTTTGCAAAACGTAGATTATTAAGATTTGATACTAGAGATATCACAAAAGGTAATTTAGACAAAACCGACTTTCAATACCTTGCACAAAATGGAAAGGATAACAACATGAACGAATCATCATTAAAAGGAAGTTCAAAAACTTCTTATAGAACCATAGAAGATACGGATTTAATTATTCGTCATTCAGAAGCAATTGATCCAACAAAATCTGGAGCACGTAGCCGTAAAATTAAAAATTTGTTCATTCAAAATAAAGAAGGCGAGCGTTTTAAGTTTCCATTTGTTTTTCTTCCTGGTGCTAGAGCTATGCAAAGACATGTTGCAAATGGCGGTTATCCTCATGATGAAGGCGGAAAACATATTATTAAAACGTGTGAAGAAATTTTGCAATTATCAGATTTTGGTCGTAAAGTAAAACATTCAACCTTAAATGATAATGCACATGGCATTATAGAACGTGCTGGTCAGAAATTAAAACAGTTACGTCATCATATTGAATCAATGAATAAACAAGGCTATTACGAATCCTGGTTAGAAGGATTTGCTGGTGGTAATAATGATAATGTTATTGAAATGGATGATGCAACAATGGAAAGTTATAAAGATGCATTTACTGTTAATCAATTTGATGAAGCATTAACTGATATTTTTCCAATGTTACATGCAATTATGCAAGAGGCTGGAGAAATTGATCTTGACAATATTGTAATCGAAAATGAATCAATTGATGTCAATATAGAGCAACAAAGTAGCCAATATACCCCAGAACTTTGCGCCTTTGAATCCTGGGCAACTGCTATAGAAGAAAGTTCAATAAATTCTGATACAAAATATGCATTAAGTGAATTATTAGATCAAAATATCACATTAGGTGCAGATGGCACTGAAGCAATTGAAGCATTACAAGGTATTGGTATTCAAAATGAGGATTTAGAGGCATTAATTTCTGCAAAGGCAGGATTACAAGATGGTCCAAATCTTCCATTAAAAAATGCAGTTAGTGAATGGTTAATGCAAGAAGATCCAGAAACTGCTAAAGATTTAGGATTAACTCCAGAAGATCCTGTTGCACAAGTTCAACAACAACCTGCCTCACAACCACAGGTCCCAATTGAAGAACCAGTTGCTGAAACAAGACTTACCGGAAGAGCAGCACTTGATAAAGCTGCACAAAAACACGGGTTTGGTACAAAAGAAAGAGAACAAGAATTACTTAAAAGACAAGCAGAAATTAAAGCAAGAAATGCTAGATTAGATGCCGAAGAAGAAGCTAGATATGGCAAGAAAACCAAAGAAGCATTTGACCCAGAAAAGTTTCAATCATCAATGAATAAATCTAATATCAAAGTTGATATGAAAGGTGGATCATTTGAAAAAGAAAAAGCAGCAAGAGAAAAAATAGGAAAAAATCATCCAGATTATACCAGAGCACATGGTCCAAATTTAGTTACAAAAACTCCAGCTAGGGGTAAAGATGTAGAGGCTGATTATAAATCTTATCTTAACTTTCTTAATAAAAGTACAGGCAAAGTAGACGAAGACGATAGCGAAACAATTTCTTTTGTTGATTTTTTAAAACAAGAGCTTGCATATAATGAAAAACAAGCAAGATTAACCAATGATGAAAATAAAAAATCTCATTTTTTAAATAAAATAGCACATATTCGAAATGTTCTTTCACATCATATTGATGATGTTAACGAAGAAGACGATTACGAACCAGAAGTAGATGATCAAGATAGATTAATCGAAAAAGGGGTTAGCAATGATGATATCTGGCAAGCTGTTGAAGGATTTTTAGATAAAGATAAAGGTACTTGGACTAAAGGACGTCCTGGCATTGTTGCACATTGCTCTCGTGAATTTGGTGACGAAGGTGGACAAAAAGCTGCCAAAGCTATCATGATTCTAAGTAAAAAATATCCAATGCAACATAACCACAATGAACGTGAAGACGAAGGGTTAGTTGGTGGTGTAATTGGAGGAGTTGCCGGCGGATTAGCAGGCGGTCCGCTAGGTGCAATGGCTGGATATTCTACCGGAAGCAAAGTCGGTGATGATTTATCCAATGACAATGAACAAGAATCTGTTGAAAAAATTAACAAAACAGCATTTGAAGATATTTTAAGATTAGCCGGTTTAAAAAAAATATAATAGAAATTAGTTGACAAGATAAATAAAATAGCATACAATAACATGTATGCTAATTTTTGTTTATATGTAGTTGCATATAAACAAGAGGCATGTAGTAAACTTAGGCACATAAAAACATTAGGAGAAAAATTATGGCATCTTTAGCGGAAATACGCGCAAAACTTCAAGCAGCAAATCAACAAAACACCGGCAGTTCAACAGGAGGAGACAATGCAATCTTTGCACATTGGAATGCGGCAGATAACACAACTTCAACTTTACGATTCCTTCCTGACGCAGATCCAAATAACACATTCTTTTGGATTGAACGAGCAATGATTAAATTGCCATTTGCAGGAGTTAAAGGTGAAACCAATTCAAAACCTGTTACCATTCAAGTTCCATGTATGGAAATGTGGGGCGATACCTGTCCAGTATTAACTGAAGTACGTCCATGGTTCAAAGATAAATCGCTTGAAGAGCAAGGACGTAAATATTGGAAAAAACGTAGTTACTTATTTCAAGGGTTTGTAACAGAAACTAAAATGAGTGAAGACAAAACTCCAGACAATCCAATTCGTAGATTTATAATTAGTACTCAAATTTTTAATCTTGTTAAGAATGCATTAATGGATTCAGAGATTGAAGAATTGCCAACTGATTATGTACGTGGATTAGATTTTAAAGTTACAAAAACTACAAAAGGTGGGTTTGCAGATTATTCAACATCAAGCTGGGCTCGTCGTGAACGTGCATTAAGTGATGCTGAAAAAGCAGCAATAGATACTTATGGATTGTATGATCTTAAAAGTTTCCTCCCAAAAAAGCCAGGAGAAGTTGAACTTAAAATCATTAAAGAGATGTTTGAAGCATCAGTTGACGGGGAAGCATACGATGCAGAAAGATGGGGTCAATATTTTAAACCTGCAGGATTTGGCGGAAGCGGAACTGCAACCGGCTCAACTACATCTAATATTGCATCTTCAATAGATGAAGACGAACTCCCTTTTGATAACGCGGTATCAACACCTGCTCCACAAGTTGTTGAATCACCAGTAGTTACAACAGATGCACCTGCATCAACTGGATCTGATGCAAGTGCTCGCGCTCAAGACATTCTTGCAATGATTCGTAATCGCCAAAAAGCAGAATAAGGAGATAGACCATGAGTAAGGTCTTTGACATTTCAAAGTTCCGCAAGTCTATCACTAAATCAATTGATGGACTAGGAATTGGATTTAACGATCCAACAGATTGGATTTCAACTGGTAATTATGCACTCAACTATCTTATTTCAGGGGACTTCTTTAAAGGAGTTCCTTTAGGAAAAGTCACAGTATTTGCAGGCGAATCAGGTTGTTTGCCAAAATCAGCAAAAGTAATTGTACGACTTACTAAAAAATAATATTTTTACCCACACTTTATAATTGTTTGGGAAAGTGAAGTTACAGTTAATCCGCAAGTTGCGGCTGAAAAAATTATTTTGGAGATAAAAAATGGAAATTAAGGAAGTTTCTGTAGGTGAATTAAAAGAACTATGGGAAAGTGGTGAATATAATATTGAAATTGATACACCCGATGGATTTAACCGAATTACAAATTGGTTTGATAAAGGGGTATTGCCAATGGTTAAAATAGAAACCGAAAGTAATACAATTACAAATTGCGCTGTTAATCATTTACTGCAATTATCAACAGAAGAATGGGTGCCTGCAGGTAGTATAGAAATTAATTCGTCATTGTTTTCTAAATATAACAAAAATGATAAAGTTATTTCAATTATTGAAACCGAACCCGAAGAGTGTTTTGATTTTACCGTAGATCATCCAAATCATAGATATTGGGGTGACAATATTTCAAGTCACAATAGTGGTAAATCATATTTTTGTTCTGGTAATATTATTAAACATGCACAAGAACAAGGCATTTATGTTGTCTTAATTGATTCAGAAAATGCATTAGACGAACAATGGTTAAAAAATCTTGGCGTTGATACTTCCGAAGATAAACTTCTAAAGTTAAACATGGCCATGATTGACGATGTTGCTAAAACTATCAGTGAATTTATGAAAGAATATAAATCAATGTCATTTGAAGATCGTCCTAAGGTATTATTTGTAATTGATTCATTAGGTATGTTATTAACTCCAACCGACGTTAATCAGTTTGATTCAGGTGATTTAAAAGGTGATATGGGACGTAAACCTAAAGCACTTACTGCACTTGTTCGTAATTGTGTTAACTCGTTTGGTAGTTGTAATGTTGGATTGGTTGCAACTAATCATACATATGCTTCACAAGATATGTTTGACCCAGATGATAAAATAAGTGGCGGCCAAGGGTTTGTGTATGCAAGTTCAATTGTTGTTGCAATGAAAAAATTAAAACTCAAAGAAGATGAAGATGGAAATAAAGTAAGTGATGTATTAGGAATTAGATCGGCTTGTAAGATCATGAAGACTCGTTACGCAAAACCATTTGAAAGCGTCCAAGTTAAAATTCCATATTCAACAGGTATGGCACCTACTTCCGGACTTGTTGACATGTTTGAGAAGATGGGTGTATTATCTAAAGTAGGAAATAAATTAGCATATACAAGTAAAGCAACCGGTGAAATAATTGCAGAATTTCGTAAAAATTGGAGTGAAGACAAGCTTAAATTTATTATGAATGAATGGGATGCAACAACACCTAATACAACTACAACAACAATCGAAACCGAAGAAGGAGAAATAGAATGAATGAACATTTAATTATAACAGTTTGGGATTTATTTCGTGAATATATTCCAGAAAAAACTCGTGAATTGGCTGCAAATCAATATGTTGATTTCTTATTAAATCACGAGGTTGAACTCGATGTTCTTCAATCAATTGCAGGATGTGATCCTCATTTAGACGATGCAATTAAAGCAGTTGCAGACGAAGATGACGAAGACGATTACGAAGACGAAGAAGAAGACGAGGAATATTAATGAGGTGGTACTCAAAAGTTAGTGGAGATATTTCATATCTTCCTGATTGTATTGAGTACTACTACATCCAGTTAGACGAAGCTCGTAAAGAAGTCAAAGTATTTGGCAATCTTGAAAAAGCTTCGTCTCAACTTCCTGGTATTGTAGAACAACGTTTTAATCAATTACAAGAAATAGAAGGTATATTAGAGTTTCTTAATATTGAATTACGTAGATCTCGATCAACAGCATTTAAAAAATATCTTGAAACCTACCAACGTGCATTAAGTAGTCGAGACTGTGAAAAATATGTAGACGGCGAGGCAGATGTAGTGGACCTTGAAAAGATCATTAATGAATTTGCATTACTTCGTAATCAATGGTTAGGTATTATCAAAGGTCTTGAAATCAAACAGTGGCAGATCAGCAATATTATCAAATTGCGTACTGCCGGAATGGAAGATGTTCAAATATAAGTATGTTTATTGAAGATTTAATTCAAGTTTCAACCGGAACGCCTCCGGTAACAAGCACCGGTAAATTCCAATTTCATTTTAGCTATATCACTGGGCAAGATCAAATATTTTTAACCAGTTTAGCCAATCAGATTTATAATGGTGATTTTTTAACTGAAAAACAAAGAACAGTTGCTCTTGCATGTCTTAATAAACATAAACA